AGAACGTCCGACATGACGAAAGAGGAAATGACGAACTTGCTCGAACTCATCGCAGCCTTCGCGGCCGAAAGAGGCGTGGAGCTGTCGGCATGAAGCGCAAGCAGTTCTCCAAGAAATCACTTGAGAAGCTCTTGGCCGAGTTCAACGGCAAATGCCGGATGTGCACTTGCGCCATTGACGGGACTTCCGGCCTGGAATGGGACCATCGCATTCCGTTGGCTCTTGGCGGCGACGACGACCTGAAGAACTTGGAGCCGCTGTGCATTCGCTGTCATCGCACCAAGACCAAGGGCGACGTAACACAGATCGCCAAGGCCACCCGCCAGCGTCAACGCAATCTCGGCATACGCAAGCCCAAGGCCCGCATTCCTTCGGCGCCAAGGGCAGAGAAGAAGCCGGGAAAGCAGATGCCGCCGAGGCAGCCGCTTTATCGTGACGCATCGTGAGCATCTGTTCGTTTGCACACGTTGCTAGAAGCCACCGGACAAAAATCCAGCAGTCCTAATTAGGAATAGGGGCAGATATGAAGTTTCGCGTTCTTGACCTCTTCAGCGGCATCGGAGGCTTCAGCCTCGGCCTTGAGCGTACAGGCGGCTTTGAGACGGTAGCATTCTGCGAGATCGAACCCTTCCCGCGGCAAGTGCTCGCGAAGCATTGGCCCAATACCCCGATTTATGAGGATGTCCGTGAACTCACAGCAGAACGCTTGGCAGCAGACGGAATTGGAGTTGATGTCATCTGCGGAGGCTTCCCCTGCCAGGATGTCAGCCTCGCCGGCGCAGGTGCGGGACTCGACGGCGAACGTTCTGGACTTTGGTCGGAAATCGCCCGTCTTTCTCGCGAACTACAACCCCAATACGTCATCGTGGAGAACGTCTCAGCATTGCTTAGTCGAGGGCTTGGAAGAGTTCTCGGAGACCTGGCCGAGATCGGGTTTGACGCGGAATGGCACTGCATTCCAGCTTCCGCCCTTGGTGCCGAACACGGACGAGACCGCATCTGGATTATTGCCCACAGTGTGCGCGAGGGACTTCCGTTACGGATCGACGCCAGAGCGGACAGCCCGAATGCGCCAATCTTCGCAGCGGGGCTTGGATCTGCCATCAGAACTCCGCCTGCGGGGCTGGAACGTAGCGGTGCCGCCAGATGGGGCGGAGACGTTTATGGGGTTCCCAACCGGGCACACCGAATTAAAGCCCTCGGGAATGCCGTCGTCCCGCAAATCCCGGAAATCATCGGCCGCGCAATCCTAGCCGCGGCTAATTCCCAATCCCCGCGGCTGGAGGCAGCAGAATGAGTTACCCGGATGCAGATCATCGGTACCTGATGGGACTAGTTGACAAGAGAGACCAAGAGATTGAGCGCCTCCAAGCAATGATAGACGCGATCAACAAGGGCGCAACAGAGGCGCACAACATCACGAGGGCCGAGAACGAGCACCTGCGGAAGCAAATCGAGATCCTGAGCGCGCAACTTAATAGCGCCAGGGAGGCCGCCGTACAAACCCACAAGTGATGTGCAAACGATCATTTGGACACGTTGATTAAGCGGAATAACGTCACTCCCGAGGTATAACATGACGGAAGCAATGTATCAGTTCATCGGCAAGCTTCGGGAGGCAGAAGCCGAGCGGGACAAGTGGAAGCAGAACGCCGAGATGAACCACGAAATAGCGCTGATAGCCATCAACGACGGCAAGGCCCTTCGCGCCCGTATCCGCGACCTTGAAGCGGAGAACGCTTGGCTGCGGAAGGAGCTTGGAGACAAGAATGAAGCCCTGGCTGTTCAATCTCCCCAAGGGCAATAGAGCCCTCGCACAACCGATCGTTTGGGATCGCCGCTAGACCGATAGGAATGAATTATGAGCGATAATACCAGTGATACAACGGAACGGCTTGACCAGTATCAACAGGGCTACTCGGACGCCTGCGCCGCTGCGGCCCACCAAGTAGCGCGGCTGCGAGCCACGCTGACGGAGATCCTGCGGCTGGAGCAGGATAGCTCCCTCCATTGGGAGGAAACGCTCTTGGAGATACGCCGCGAGGCACAGAAAGCCCTCGGCTGAGAAGTTGTCAGAGTGGCGCTTCTGCGAAAAATAGGGGTTTACTTCCGTTCGGTAGGGTGCTATACCCTAAATCACGGACAGGGAGAACGGCCATGCAGATCGGACAGACGGTTAAATTCGCTAACGAAAACGCCACCATCCTGAAGCTCTCCAAGGACGGCAAACGGGCTTATGTGGCCGTCGAGTCCTGGGCCATGCGGGTTCGCGAGCCGAAGGTGATCAAGATGTGGGTTTACACGAAGGGGCTCACGGCATGAGCGGGGGACTTCTCATTCTTGGCGCGGGGGCTGCGGCCCTCGCCTTTCTTTGGTGGGCCGTCCAGCGGCATCACAGGATGAACCCATGAGCCCAGAAGAGTTCGACAAGGCGCTTCACACGCTGCGCCTCGGCCAACGGGCCTTCGCCCACATCATCAAGCGCAACGAGCGCACTGTGCGGGATTGGAAGCAGGGACGGGCCAAGGTGCCGGGAGAGATCGCGATCCTTCTCCGCGTGTGGATCAAGCACAACGAGAACCCGCTTGACTGGCTCGAAAGCAACTAAATCCAGAATTTGTCAAATACGAAATTACGCGAATCCAGAGGAAGGGAAGCACATGCAGGCCCTAGCCGAAACACTCATCGCCCTCGGCCTCGCGGCCCTCGTCGTCCCGCTCATCTTGGGGCGATGACTTCTTGTCCTAAACGGCCTTATCGGAACAAAGGGGGTCTAAGTGACTGAAATCACAGGATACGTCGATGAGTGCATCTCATGCGGCAGACAGGCGATTGCGGAAGTCGTCGCCTGTGGCCGCACGGACTGCCCGACAACCCAACGGGCCGAGGCGTGGCCCAATGGATGCCGAAAGCCGAACGCCTGCTCTCGGCATCGCATGTGCGTCTACGGCATGAACAACGACCAGTGCCGCCATTACGACCGGGATATCAGGGCCGAGATCGACGCTGCAACACCATCCAGAATTTAACAAAACAAGACTTAAGCGAACAAAGGGGATCTAAGTGCCTGATATTGCAATGTGCCCAAGCGAAACATGCCCGAAGCGGAAAAACTGCTACCGGAGCCCTGAGAGCGGCACCGTCCCAAGCCTCATTAGACAGTCGTGGTTTGTGTTGGATGGGCCTCCGGGCCCCGGCGCAGAGGAGCGTTGCCCACACTATTGGCCGCTGTGCGATGCGGACTTGGCTGAGACGGACTGACTTCTTGTCAAATCGCTTCTTTCGCGAATCCACGTTAACCATGGAGAGCCAAGTGACTGAGAAAGCAGACCTTGTGCGTGAAGAGATCCGCCAGAAGGGCGCGGCCTGGGCGGCGGGAGAAATCCAGCGGCTGCGGGCTACCCTGACAGCCATCAAGGATCAGGTGGATCGCGGGCACATGAAGGACAACATCACCGCTGACCGCGCCTTTGAAGAGATCGAGGATTTGGCCGATACCGCCCTCCAAGGTGGGGAACAAGGTGGGGAAGCGAAGGACCGTTTCACCAGAGACGAGCTAGAACAGATACTTAAGCGGCCCTGATGGCGGACGCCATCTCCGCCATACTGGAGGGATCATGAAGAAAGATGAAAAACAGGGGCTTCTAAGGGGGCATGAGTTGCTTCGGGAGTATTTCGAGGAGCTTGCTGCTCAACACGACCAGACAATGCCGTGGCAGATCCTCAAGCGGCGGCACATCATCATGCAGACCCGCGCATTGAAAGAACTTGGTCGCCGCATGGTTGCCATGTCCAAACAACAGCCGGAAGAGGCGCCCAGCGCCTTCCTGACGCGGCCCACTGGTAGGTAGCGATAAGCGCCAGTTATCGATACCAATCCCACAGAACCCGAAGCATGACCGGCAAGCGTAGCGTGTCAGAAAATTGCTACGGTTTTGGGCGCCCTGCCCTTTGAGATCAAGGAGATGAGATGAGCGAAGCCGATATTGTAGAGAGAGTGGCGCAGGCAATATCCCCTGCGCTTGTAGACCCCAACCACGGGGATTGGCCCTACTGGTGCAGGCTCGCCCGCGTTGCCATCCGCGCCATGAGGGTGCCGACTGATGCCATGGTCGAAGAAGGCTTCCGAGAGATCAAGCCCGATAACCTTCCGGCCGACCGAGGAGACGCAAGGGCTGCTTGGCAAGCTATGATCCGGGCGGCCCTAGATCCCCGCCGCCCCTTCACCCGCGCCGACTACGACGCAGCGCCCGTGGATGGGACACGGTACAAGGGTTAACCGGGCGTAAAGCGGGCCATGGGACATTGCGCACTCCACCACTTGGGACAGGACGCACCACCCATGGGCCTCTCACTGAGACAGGCGGCGATTGAAGCCGGCACCAGCAAATCAACCATCCTCCGGGCGATCCAATCGGGACGCTTGAGCGCCACACGCACCGATGACGGCGGATGGAAAATCGATCCGGCCGAACTCTTCCGGGTCTACGATCCGAAGCCGCAACGGCCCACGGACCCAGAGATGGGACAGGACGCACCATCCGAGGTGTTCCAGCTTCGCATTAAGCAGGCCGAATTAGAGGCCAATCTCAAAGCCTTACAGAACATCATTGCGGCGGAACGGGAACGGCGCATCAGCGTGGAACAGGACCGGGACAGGTGGGCGGATCAGGCGGGACGGCTTGCACTACCCGCGCCGGCTCCGGTGCGTGATGTCCCAACGGGCCTGTTCACGCGCATCAAGCGGGCGTTGGGTTAACTTGACGTTCATCGTCAACGCGGTCCAAATACCCGATGCCGCATGGTCGCGGCGGAGAAGAGTCGTGAGCTAAAAGCAAAGCCCTCGGAAACGCCAATCTCCGAGGGCTCGCACCGATGAGGGTTTTGTCTGTCTTCGCAACCAGACATTACCCAATAATTTGAGCCCGAGTCAACGCCCTCTTTGGGGCGGTCGGGATTGCTTTGCCCACGACCCGAGAGGGTCGAGAATGAACGTCTGGGAAAAGGCGGAAGCCTATATCCGCGAGCGCCTGGAAGGGCGCCGGATCTTAGAAAACTGTGTGAAGCTGGGAATGTATCTGGCCGGTAAGCACGGGCCACATCTGCGGACCTTCGCCATTCCGAGCTTAAAGCTTGCGGGGGAGGAAGTGTTCATTCGCAGGGCAGGGCTGTCGAGATCCCAGATCAGGACAGCCACGGAAGCTCTCATCGAGATAGGCTTCCTGAATCGGATCACGCCAGAGCGCACGGTAAGGCGCTGGAAAGACGATCCGGTAAGGTATGAGCTAGGAGACGAAATCGCCGCCCTCTTTCCGGCAGCCGAAATCGCCTCCTGTAAGACTCAAGGGTTTATTATTAGAACTCTGGTTGTAGAGGAGGCTACTCGGCGGCCCATGCGGGCATCTCCTTCTGAAATTCCCGCCACCGCCTCTCCTCGGCTGTCAGCTCATAAGACGGTTGAGCAACTGCGGGGGCTTCCTCTTCCGAAGCTGTCGCCGCTTGCCCTTCAGACGCTCTCAGCGCCATCTCTCCAGCGATGGAGAAGTACACCGCCCCATCCACATAGGTATCACCCTTGACCTTCGGGCCGGTGATGACGCGGCTCATCTTGGTGAGAACCATGTCGAGGGCTTCCAATTCGGCCGGCGTGATGTCTCGCACCATGTAGCGGCGGATCGTGGCCTTAAGCTCGCCGGCACAGGTCATGTTGACCTTGGGGTCGCCGTACTCTTCGTCACGGCTGCCGCAGGTAAGCTTAATGCCTTCGGAGAGAAGTTCGACGCGGAGGGGGTTCTTCATGCGTAGCGGCTTTCGAGTGATTTCATAGAAATGCGCGAGAAATCGTCAATGCGACCATTGCGGATTGCAAGTGAATGCAGCCCCCAATACCAGCCCGTTTGCGACAACTTCGCGTAATTCTCCACATGACCGTGCTCTAATGACGTGCCGACATCTATCAGCATCACGCCCCTATCCTCTCCGATCTTGGAGAAAGTCTGATAGGTTGCTCGATGGGAGTGGCCTTTTACCAGATCATGCGCTAGATTATTGCCCATGATATTCGGGCTGCTGTGCGGCTTGCCGATTGCATTGAGGGGAACATGAACGAAGCCAACACCGCCGATGAACGTCACCTTGCCGAAGTCAAACGTCTTCCAGCGGTAGCGCGCGAACTCCTGCAATACGTCGAGCCAAACACTGTCCTCCAGCTCCGCCCGAAGCTCTTGGTAGCGTCGAACGCGGTCCTCATGGTTGCCG